GGAGAAATAAAATTCCACGCCTGAGTATGTATCGTCCCAATAAGACGAATGATTATCGCTTCTTTGATCGTACCATCAGTGAGCAATTTACTGTGGGCGGACTCGACATATATATCCACAAATATCTCGGCCCTAAAGTGTTGCCACTTGACGGTGCCAACCCCGATGTTACACAACCAGTTTATGATAACGAAAATCCGTTGTTTATTCAAGACTTGTTCTTGCTTGAAAACCGCGATCGTGCATATGACCCCGATGTGTATGTAATGCGTGGTGTTTATCGTCAACAGGACATTGATTTTGATTTGACTCAATTTGGATTGTTTTTAAACAATGATACCCTGTTTATTACATTTCATTACAATGACATGATCGACACATTTCAACGAAAACTAATGTCTGGCGATGTGTTAGAAGTACCAAATTTGCGAGATCCAGATCCGCTTGATAAGACCATACCCAGAGCCTTGCCCAAATACTATGTGGTTCAAGATGCTTCCTATGCCAGCGAAGGGTTTAGCCAGACCTGGATGCCGCACCTGTGGCGAGTGAAAGCTACTCCAATGGTCAATGCACAAGAGTATCAAGAAATCCTAAATAAACCGTTTGTGACTGAAAATATATGGGATAATGGAAATTTTTATCCCACAGGAACCATAGTCAACAACGGAGACAGTTATTATCGTGCCGTAACTGATGTTCCGCCCGGCACTAATATCAGCAATACCACCTATTGGGTGGCTGTGAATCCACCCACAGAAGCTGATCGCGGTAGCACACGCAACAAAGATCTGGCCTTAAACGACGCTATACTGGCACAGGCAGAAGTTGATGTACCGTTGTCAGGTTACGACACTGTGAAGTTTTATATATTGCCGACCAATCCTGATGGTACCCCAGCCAACGCTGACGCTGTGACCATAGACAATGCCTTGGTCAATGCTGACCAAACAGGCATTAATGTTGCTGATCAAAGCCAGAGTCCGCGTGGCGATGGCTATACTATTGGTTACATGACCGGCGATGGTATAGCACCAAATGGATTGCCAGTTACCACTGGGGTTACTTTTCCCACTGCGGCATATGAAGGCGATTACTGTTTGCGGTTGGACTATTTCCCAAATCGTCTGTTTAGATACAATGGTCGTACCTGGATCAAGATCGAAGATGCTATACGCACTGACTTGACCAATGGACCCAACAACAATACTTTACGCTCCAGCTTCGTGAACAATACATACACAGTGCCCACAACAGACCTGGGCAACATACCAAGTCGTCAGAGCCTAAGTCAGCTGTTGGAACCCAGAGCCGACAATGGTGATGACAACGGTGGTAAAACACCTAAGCCTTTTCCTAAAACACAACCTGGACAAAAATCGAGCTGATATATGCAACAATTTTTTTATGACCAACAAATACGCCGTTTCTTGCTGCAATTTACCAGAATGTTCAGTAATTTCAGTGTGGAATATGGAAGAGACAACAGCGATACTGCTACCTTAATACGTGTGCCTGTCAGGTACGGAGACTCTACTCGTCAGGCACAAACAATTTTGCAAAACAACTCTGCCAATTCAATGCCGTCGACTCCCTTGATGACCTTTTATATTACAGCACTGGAATATGACAGACCCAGAATACAAGACCCCACACATGTGAGCAAGCTACAGGTACGTCAGCGTTATTATGACACTGCCACTGATTCTTATGAAACTACCCAAGGAAATGCCTTTACTATAGAACGCTTAATGCCGGTTCCGTATAACCTGTCGATTGCGTTGGATTTATGGACATCAAATACCAACCAAAAGTTTCAATTAATCGAACAGATTGCCACGTTATTCAATCCCAGTTTAGAAATACAAAGCACAGATAATTTTCTTGACTGGACCAGTCTCAGTGTAGTATACTTGGATGGTGTGACGTGGAGTAGTCGTACCATACCACAAGGAACAGAAAATCCCATTGATATTGCTACTATGAAGTTTAGCATGCCTATCTGGATATCCAGTCCTGCAAAGGTGAAAAAATTAGGAGTTGTTGAGCGTATCGTTGCTTCAATCTTTGATGCACAAGGTGACGCCAACGAAGCCATTACCAACAACGATTTGTTGTTGGGTACCAGACAACTGTTGACTCCGTTTGATTATCAAGTGTTGCTGATAGGCAATAAATTACAAGCATTGAAATACAGTGCTGTGGTTGACGAACCCAATTCATCAACTGATGCTCCAAATAACCCTCCCAGCAACGAATTTTGGCCAGCTATACTTGACATGTATAGTGGATTCAGACCTGGAATATCACAAATTAGATTAGATAATCAATGGGGTACTGATGACCAGGTGATTGGCACTGTCACTGTCGACCCTACCGACGAAAGATTTTTACTGTTTGATGTTGATGTAGACACTATACCGCAAAACACTATACCGGCAGTTAATGCTGTAATTGATCCTTTATTGAGCGGACCCGGAACAGGATTACCAGTGGCCACAACAGGACAACGGTATCTCATACTGAATGACATCGGTAATGTCAATAATACACAACCCAGTTCGGCCTGGGGTGGTGTGGTAGCAAAAGCAAATGACATTATTGAATATGATGGCACAGACTGGATTGTGACATTTGGCAGTACTACCAATACCGCAAATATTCAATATGTAACCAACATCACTACTGATTTACAATATCTGTGGACAGGATCTCAATGGGTCAAAAGTTACGAAGGTCTTTATCCGGGGGGCGAATGGAGTCTTGTGCTTTGACCGCAGTGGGTGTATGGTTTTATGCGTACGATACACAACGCTATCTATATCTCATGCGTAACGATTCTAAATATCCTGGAACATGGGGATTGCCCGGAGGCAAGTGCGAAGCCGGGGAAACCTTATTAGAAAGTATCGAACGAGAATGCTGCGAAGAATTAGGTTCCTTTCCTGACTATGTAAAGTTGTTGCCATTAGACCGGTTTACCAGTCCCGACGGTGCTTTCAGTTATCATACTTTTTTCTGCTGTGTGGCACAGGAATTTCAACCGGTTTTGAATGAGGAACACTTGGGTTATGCTTGGATTGATTCAGTCGCATGGCCTAAACCTATGCACCCAGGATTATGGAATACGGTAAACTTCGATACTATTAAAGAAAAAGTTGAGATTATAAAAAGTTCTGTTCACACATCGCAATGACTTACAAACTCGCGATACTTCATAGTAGTAACATTGCGATTGTTACGCCATTGATCTGGCATGTTTGCTTCGACACCCACCAGTATAAAATTAGTTAAATTGTAGGCTTGAAATACATCGTTGATCTGTGTATGGTGTCCGGCTGTAAGATGCGGTGTACTATTGTTGTATCCTAATAGAAATACTTCAGAATGCCCATCAAACGCAGCCAAATATACGGCTGCTGCAAAATGATTTATCGGTGGAGTATACGGAATCAAATAAAAATTCTTAGGATATCTGATACAATTCTTGGCATCAGTGTATACTACATTTTCAATTGAATAACTTTGTTGTTGAATTGATTCTAATTCGTAGCGATTAGTACTGACAAAAAAATCAAATTTCATATCAGTCCATAAAGAACCAGAGCCGTATGTTTGCAAACGTTTCTTACCTAATAATCCACCTTTGTGTCTTTGCAATCGGCGGTAATCAAATAGCTCTACATCACACCCACTGCCAATTACAGCAGCGCGACCACTGATGTGATAATTTTCAATAGCATTGGGTATCCATTCTCGATCTTGTTGTTTAGATCCGTTGGTCCATCGATTTTGAGTAATTACAAATTCGCCAATATAATCTTTTCGATAGTTGGGCTGGATCATAACCGCCCTACTAATATCTCAATTGTGCCTTCTGTGTCACTGTCAAAGTCTTGCAAACTTTTACCAATTATCGATCCAGGTTTGTATAAGTTATCATGCAATTTAGTTGCCACTCCTCGGAGTCTACTTGAGCATAATAAATCACCGCGGTTAATCTTTCCTACTACACGGCACGGAATACGTCCCAACAATGCCACTTCCACAGCAGTGTCAGATTTTTCCCCTGAATTCATTATTAATGCAGGATTAGTTGATACTACTCCAGCAATTCTTGTGCTGGCATAATCAACCGTGGCAGTGACTTCGGCCAGGCCACCAATTTCCAATACAGTGCCGGGCGGATACAAAACGTCGGCTACATATTTTTCTGCAACGTCAGCATATTGTGCACTGGCTGCTTTGGCAAATACAGTATTAAAATATGCTGTGCTTGATCCAATGTTACCTACGCCGTTGGCATTGCTATTGACAATGTTTCCACCAGTAATTGTACCGGTACCGGCTGATATATTACCAGCAGTAATATTTCCTGTTGCACTAAATGCACCAGCATATGTTAACGGTCCTGTGCCTGCTCGACCAAGTTTGCCTGTGGCATCACTGTTACCAAATACAATGTAAGCATTGGCACCATTTTGCTGTCCTTTAATACCAACAGTATCAGCTATGTTGATATCACCAATCCAGGCATCGTCGCCAACTTTGAAGTTTTGCCCAGATCCATTGAGTGTACCAGCAAAAGTACCGGCAGTCACTGTGTTAAGAACTTTATCGTATGTAAAGTTGGCATTGCCGCCAAAGACACCAGCATCATTAAACTGCACATTGGTATTTGCTCCGCCTGGAGTTCCGCCGCCGCCACCGGCTAATAGGTTTGTTCCTACTCCGTCTGCTGCTGCTGTTAGGTCAATAAAAGCACCTTTGGCGTTGTTGCCTTGAAAAAATCTTAATTTGTTTTGGAATATGTCAATGGTTACTTGACCAATTAAACTGGTATTAGTAGCAGGTATACCAAGATTAACTTGTCCTCCTTCGTCGCCAGAAGATTGTGTTGACCATAGTTCTTTTCCAAACAAATCTCCAGTGGCTCTTACTACTCCAGTGGTGTTGATATTGCCACCTGTAATGTTACCCGTGGCAATTACTTGAGCACCAGTATTTAAATTACTACCAGTTACGTTACCAGTAGCACTTATAACACCAGTTACATATTCACCAGTTGTGGCAAACACAGCTACGTTGCTGGTGCCACCGACGCCAATACTGACGTTACCACCAGAACTCACTACATTAACATTGCTTGTACCATTTGATATAGAGTTTAGACTGATACCGGTCACACCAATGGTAACAGTTTTACTGGTGTTGTTTCCGAAAATGCTGATGTTGTCACCAGCTGTAAATGTTACACTATCACCAACACTGGTGGCCAAGACCGCGGTACTGTTGGCATAAATGTTACCAAAAGCAAATGCTGAATTTTGTTCGAACACCAATGCAGTGGTGCCAATAATGATGGGATTATTTGTTGTCAGCTTCCACTGTGTATCTTTGTAGACATCACCTTCGGTGACCATGATAATAAGGCCTGCCTGCAATTCACCTGTGGCATTGCCATCATTTGCACGTACCCAAGTGCCAGATGATCCTGCACCCACTGTTTGTACTTCGTATATTCCGTTTTCGCTTCCGGGATCATTTGCTGATACTAATACTCTATCGCCTGTTACTAAGCTGACACCATCGACTGTGGCCGGAGCTCCGCCAGATAAAGTAATATCAGATGTTGTGATCACACGAACAGCTTGTTTATAGTCTATGTCTGATATCTGTTCGGCACGTATGCGTGTTAATCCCATGTCTTTCCTGTAATAACTGAATATTTAGCCAAAAAAATAGGGCAGTTGCCTGCCCTATTTAATATAGCCTACTATACCCGGCCGATAACTACCTCAATAACACCGTCTTGACCATCGAAGTCAGCAAGTGCTTTACCAATTACTGATCCCACAGCAGGGTCGGCTTCTGCTCTGGCACGACCGTTGCTGGTTGCCACCATCATGTCGCCTTTGCGTACAAGTCCTGTTACTTTAACTGGCACACGACCTTGCAGAGCAACAGGAACCACGTGATCACCTGTTTGTCCTGAGTTCATCAAGTAGCTGGGGTTAGTACTTACTACACCAGCAACTCTACGGCAAGCATCTTCGGCGCACATTGTGACTTCTTTGGAACCACCAAAACACACCACTGTACCTGGTTCAATAATTTGATCAGCTTCGTACATTTCGGCCAAGTCAGCATACTGTGCTGATGTTGCTTTGGCAAATACAGTATTGAAGTAAGTGGTTGCTGTACCAATGTTACCGACTCCATTGGCTTGACCATTTTCGATACCTGCACTGGTAATATTAACAATTGTGGCTCCGCCGACATTTGCACGTATATTACCACCGCTTGAAACAACTGCTACACTGGATGTTCCACTAAAGATTTGTGATGTATCAATACTCGAACTGGCAATAGTTGCTGGCGTTGTTCCGTCTGGTTGAAAGAACGCAATACTGTTGCCAGTCGATGCTTTCATTATTACGTTACCAAGGTATAAGCTTGTGCCAGATAGATATAGATCTTTCCATCGAGCAGTAGTTGTTCCCAAATCATATGTTACGTTTGCAGTTGGAACTAAATTACCAGTCACATCAAATTGAGCAGCAGTTGCAGACCCTTGTATCACTGCATTACCGCTACTATTTTGTATGCCAACTATAGTAGTTGTGGTGGTTAATAATCTGACATCAATTACGTCTGTAGATTCAGGTGCTTCTGTGAATAAAAGATTTGCTCCCGATACTGAATAAGCTGTAGTAGGTTGTTGCACAACACCGTTAATGGCCACTATAGTGGCAGCAGTTGTACTACTCTCACTTAAACTAAATTCAGTTTGTACTCCATTACCAACAAATTCATCTGCTGTAATAACAGTAAAGACTGAGCCTGCTGTTGCCCATGAATCACTGTCGTAAAATTCCAAAGTGTCAGCTGTGGTATTGAATCGCACCATGCCCGTGACAGGCACATCTGGACGGTCACTGGTTGAACCAACTGGAATAATAATTGAATTAGTAGTGCCAATCTTGAGTGCTGCGTTTGTGGTCGGTGTACCTGTTCCAATCAACACAGTATCGCTACCAGCATCAACAACCAACAAGTTGGCAATAGTATCGCCAGACACTATGAGGTTGACATCGGCACCTGCTGAGTTAATCAGTACTTGTCCGTTTGTGCCAGTAATTGTGTCGCCACTGATACGTATATTACCCAAATTGGCTTGTCCGGTGGTAATAATATTACCGCCTGTGATATTACCAGTTGCTACTACTTGTGCACTTGTATTTAGGTTGCCGCCTGAAATATTTCCACTGGCACTGACAGTGGCAGAATTTACAGCTGATGTAATAACAGCATTACCGCCAACCAAGTTACCACTGGCACTGACAGTAACACCTTCTACTGATGCAGCACTAATTAAATTGCCACCGTTGATATTACCTGAAGCACTTACTGTGGCAGAATTTACAGCTGATGTAATAACAGCATTACCACCTACCAAGTTACCACTGGCACTGACAGTAACACCTTGTACCAATGCAGCACTTATTACATTGCCGCCTGAAATATTTCCAGTACCAGATACAATTCCGCTGCCAAATAAAATATTTCCACCTGTGACGTTACCACTGGCACTGACAGTAGCAGAATTTACTGCTGAAGTAATGTTAGCGTTACCACCTACCAAGTTACCACTGGCACTGACTGTAACACCTTCTACTGATGCAGCACTAATTAAATTGCCACCGTTGATATTACCTGAAGCACTTACTGTGGCAGAATTTACAGCTGAAGTAATGTTGGCATTGCCACCTACCAAGTTGCCACTTGCTGATACAGTAACACCTTGCACTAATGCAGAACTTATTACATTGCCGCCAGATACGTTACCCGAAGCACTCAATGTAACGCCTTGTACTAAAGCACTTGATATTACATTACCGCCGTCAATGTTACCTGAAGCACTTACTGTGGCAGAATTTACAGCTGATGTAATAACAGCATTACCACCTACCAAGTTACCACTGGCACTGACAGTAACGCCTTGTACCAATGCAGCACTAATTAAGTTGCCGCCTGAAATATTTCCACTGGCACTGACAGTGGCAGAATTTACAGCTGAAGTAATGTTGGCATTACCACCTACTAAATTACCGGTGGCAGAAATATCAGCACCTGTTACTGAGCCGGTTACGCTGAGGCTTGTACCAGTGGCAGCACCAATGTTTGGTGTTGTTAAATTTGCACCTGCTTTGACAATAATGTTACCACCAATATCAAATGCAGTGGTGTTATTATCAACTTTGGCATTAAATGTTTGGGCAACTAATACCAAACCAGCTGATGTATTTGCTGAATAAACTTGGCTTTGGCTGAATTGTGCAAACGCAATATTGCTTGTGCCAAAGGTGATAGTTCCTGTAGGTGAATCGACCACATAAGCCGAACCCAGATTAATGTTGCCACTGCTAACGAAGAAGTAATCGTTTAGACTTAACTCTTCTGCACTGTTTGGACCGTATTCGTCTGCGTCGGTAGATCTAACAATTACTGTTGCGTTGCTCCAGGTGTAAATACCGTTCAATACTGCATTGCCTTCATTCTTGACCAAGATTCTGGTGCCCAGAGTCTGCACGTTAGCTGTGTCAATTAAATTGAAGCTACCAGTTGTGGTTATAGTTGCACCAATACCGTTGCCAGCACCATTGGGCTGTGCATAGGTTATAGTACCGCCTGTGGTAGTGGCCAAATTTGCGGTGGTTGCTACCAACACTGCTTCGTGATAGGCCAGGCCTGATGACACCATATTGTCAACATACAACTTAGATGCTGCATCTTGATCTTGCTCAGGATAAGCTACACCGTTGATGTAGTCATTTGACAATACAATATTACCAGCTGGCGAAAGATTAATGTCACCAGTGACTGTACTAACCGTCAACGCACCGCTGGGGTTGGTCAATGTGGCTGTGTTTACATTTCCACCATTGACATTACCTGTGGCACTTACTGTGGTGCCTTGTACCAATGCAGCACTAATTAAATTACCACCAGTGACGTTACCTGAGGCCGACACAGTTGCTGAATTAACAGCATTAGTGATATTGGCATTGCCACCTACCAAGTTGCCACTGGCACTGACTGTAACGCCTTGTAACAATGCTGCACTGATTAAATTTCCACCGTTGACATTGCCACTGGCACTGACAGTGGCAGAATTTACAGCTGAAGTAATGTTGGCATTGCCACCTACCAAGTTGCCACTGGCACTGACTGTAACGCCTTGTACCAACGCAGAACTTATTACATTACCACCTTCAATGTTACCAGTGCCAGATACAATTCCGCTGCCAAATAAGACATTTCCGCCTGTGACGTTACCCGAAGCACTGACAGTGGCAGAATTTACTGCCGAAGTAATGTTGGCATTTCCGCCAACCAAGTTACCACTGGCACTGACAGTAACACCTTCTACTAATGCACTTGATATTACGTTTCCACCGCTGATATTACCTGAAGCACTGACAGTAGCAGAATTTACAGCTGAAGTAATGTTGGCATTGCCACCTACCAAGTTGCCACTTGCTGATACAGTAACGCCTTCTACCAACGCAGAACTTATTACATTACCACCAGAAATATTTCCACTGGCACTTACTGTGGCAGAATTTACTGCCGAAGTAATGTTGGCATTTCCGCCAACCAAGTTACCACTTGCTGATACAGTGACACCTTCTACCAACGCAGAACTTATTACATTACCGCCCAATATGTTACCAGTACCGCTTACAATACCCGACCCGTATAAGACATTGCCACCAGTGATGTTACCGCTTGCCGAAACAGTGGCCGAGTTAACAGCTGATGTAATAACAGCATTGCCGCCAACCAAGTTACCACTTGCTGATACAGTGACACCTTGTATCAAAGCTGCACTAATTAAGTTTCCGCCAGAGACATTGCCAGTAGATGAAACTACACCACCAGTTAATAAATTGCCACCTTGAACATTTCCTGTTACTGTTAAATTACCCACTACATTTCCAACTGTAATGTTGGCAAAGGTCGTGTCACCAGTGATGTTTGCAGTTTGAGCAAAAAAGTTGCCAACTTTTAAATTGGCAAAACTGGTTACAGTAATGGTGGTGTTGGAGATTTCGCTGCTGGTAAATACAGCTTCAAATTCTTGTGCGTTTTCTTTCCAAACAAATGCAATGTTTTCACTTGTGCCGCGTTTGCCAATAAAACCAATGTCAACTGTGGGAGATCCTGTTTGACCAGTGGCCAATACAATAAGCGGATCTTCTACCAATAAATCAATAGTGTCAATGGCAGTGACGTTACCTTGAACTGTAAGGTTGCCAGTGATTGTTAAATCTGAGCCGTATGTTAGGTTGTTGGAGATTTTCTGCGAAGTGATCGAATAATTCTGAAGTTTAGCGGCTGCATTGACACCGTAATATACGTTACCAGAAATTGCATCAGTTATTTGATTGTTATTGATACGGGTAATAGCCATTTATCTCTCCACGCCGGCAGGCAATAGAGTATTTACCAATTTGATTAGAATATTGTATTGGGGCAGTTAAAAACAGTTAGTTGAGATCAATCCAACCACTGCCAGTGTAGCCTTGGAACTTGGTGCCCGTGGCATTAAACACCATCATTCCCGCAACAGGAGAAGCGATTGCTGCATCTCTAACAGTGCTGTTGGCATAGACTGCCAACTGTATGGCTGTGATTGCAGAGATATTATTACCAACAATATTTCCAGTTGCAGTGATATTACCAGTGGCATTTATTGTTCTACCGCTGCTGGCTTGCAACGTGATATTACCAGAAGAGTCAGCTCGAACAATAGCATTTCCGTTGGAATTAGTAATATAATCAGTGCTGCTTACACCTGCCAAAAATCTTATTTGTATAGTATCAGTAACAATCGGAGTTGTTGTGAATGTAATATCAGTGCCAGCCACTGTGTAATCTATGTCAGGTGTTTGTCCAACACCGTTTACAGTAACCAAAATGCTGGCCGCAGTAGCAGTTTGATCCAAAGTAAATTGGCTGGCTACTCCGTTGGGATCAATAGTTTGATTAAGAATAGTGGTAGTGCCGCCTGGGATTAATTCATCCCAACCAAACCCGTCATAAACTTCGGCATAACTGGTGTCGCTATTGAACCTAATTGTGCCGGCAGGCGGGCTAACAGGTCTGTCGCCCTGATCCCCAGCAGGTAATGCCAATCCAGAAACTGTATCAATAAAAACTAAACTGTTTCCGGTCGGCGATAATGTAATGTTTCCCGGTGTTACTGATGTTGAAATTGTGGTATTGCTAAAAGTAAAATTACCAATATTGGCATTTGCAGCCACATTATCTACGTAAATTTTGGTAGCAGCGTCCGAGTTAGCAATCGGCTCCAACAAGTTATTGATATTCACGTTGCCGGCATCAATGTTACCGACCAGATTAATTGTGACATTTCCCACTGTAAAGTTACCAGCTACTTCAAGAGCAGACGCAGGAGTTGAGGTCAAAATTCCAACACGATTGTTATTGACATCAAAGTATATTAAGTTGCCTTGAATGGCCAGATTGGAGCCACGCCGGAGATTGTCTGCCAGTATGTTGCCGGAAATCTTGTTTATTGCCATCGGTTGTCCTTTACTGGATATTTATGGCATTAAGTCGAGCTGTGAATTACACTTATGGGTTCACCACTGGGTGGTGCTGATGTAAAAGTAATATCAAACCCACCGTCGACTGTGTAAGCTGTTGTAGGGTCTTGATAAATTGATCCAACAAAAACAATAATTTGCGTCGTTTGGCTTTCTACTATACTCATGGTAAAAATTGTTGTACTACCGTCGCCTGTAAACGAATCCACAGTATAATCAACAGAACCGGCAGCATTTAGCTCAATAAATTGTGTCCCATTGAAATATTCAACCAACCCTGTATCAGTGTTGTATCGTATGAGCCCAAATTTTGGAGACAAAGGGCGTGTGGCAGACCCACCAGCTGGCAACACCACACCAGAGGATCCAGATTGTAAACGACGATTTTTTACAAAATATCCCATTAGATTGTGGTATAACTGACCACTGTGGTTATGGCGTTGTTGGCATTGGCATTAACTCTGACAGTGTCGCCTGTGTCCAACAACAGCTTTTCGCCGCCAGCATACAGTTGATATGTGTCCAATGCTGTCAGCTCAATGCTGGCCAAGATGACGTTGGCATTGCCAACACTGCCGCCACTGGGTACCACGTATACGTTGGCTGTGACATTACCAGCTGAATAGTTACAAAGGCTCATAAAAGTAATGGCTGTTGCACCTGCACTGACATAAACGTTTGATGCTGCGGTAGTTACGTTACCTACGGTAATTGACATGAGTATTCCTTAAAATATAATAGCAAAGACAATGGCCTTGCTCTTGCTGACTAATTCGTCTTCAACTGATGGACTCTTGACATAAAGACCAGTTCCGCCTGATCCTTCAGCATTGTGAAACACAGCCACCGAGTTGGCCACTGCGGTTGGAACAGTTGCTATGTTACCAAACACTTGATGACCTTGTAACGTGACTCGAGCATTTGCTGTATCAAATGTGTAAGCAGTGTTTCCACCAAATGTGCCGCCAGCATTGAATTGAATGTCACTGTTGGCACCACCTGGCGGGGTGGTGCCTGTGCCAGTTACAATGTTTGCAAATGTGGAATTATCAGTTGATATTTGCCAAGCACCCACAGTTACATTGTATCGTAATGATGCAAAAGTATTTGGGCTTGATGTTTGTTGGGCTAAAATTCCAATGTTAGAATAGGTACCTGTGTTGTTTGCAGCCAGTGTAATAAATGGATCAGTAATTTCCAATTCAGTGCTATTGATATAAGTTATATTTCCTTCGACATCAAGGTTGCCCAGAATACGCAAAGTGTTGGTAGATACAACAACATCATCTTCGCTGTTGAGAGTGGTAATATAATATGTGCCGTCTATGCGTTTTTGGGTGGCCATGTTTAGAGATCCTTTGATGTATTTATTCGCAAAACAAAGTCCCCAATCGTGATAGATTGTAAATTTGTCAAGGTTCGAAAATCTGGGATATCAGCAGTGGTATCGCCCGAAACCCTTATAAATTCCACAGAAGGAAAATCACGTACGACTGTGCTTAATTGTCTAATCCAGTTGCCAGTAAAGGTAGGGTTAGCATCTGCAGATTTGTAAAATTCACTACCAGCATAAACATTATTAAATTTACCCACCACTGTTGGACCCATGTCAAACCCTAACAAATAAATTTTGCGATTTAAATCCAAGCAAGCAATACCGGCGGCAATAGGACCAGAGCTGAATCCGTGATATTGCTTTGGCACTGATTGTGCACCTGATCCTGGACTGGGTCTACGTGTGTAAAATCTATTCTTTTGTGCGTATCCGCTTTCTTGTATTGTGGTGCTGATGGGGCGGTCAGTAGACACTAACACATGAGGTGTATGAGTACGGTACAAGGCATTACAGCCATAAACTGTGCCTAATTTAAGCAAGATATCAACATCGATATGCTGTCGGCTGATGCCGTTTCCTAATACAAAAGCAGTCATAAAAAATCCTCCCAGTATGTAGCTGAGAGGATCTCGTGGTAATATAAAAATTACGAAGTGTAGTTTTCTACAATTACCAGACTCAACAAGTTCTGCTGTGTAGCAGTGTTGCCTTGTCCTGTTGTGCCAGACTTGATTTCTGTGCCTTCGTCTGTGAAGAAGTTGGCTGCATAACGAATGTTCTGCTGTACAAGATTCTGTGCAAAGCCGCCGGCAGCAGCACCACCAACTTCACCACCTGTGAAGTCATATGCATACTTGTTTGTGAGCTTGCTGATTAAGACTTCTGAGCTGTCAGCATCTAAGGCAAAGCTGATGTTCATGTTGCCCGCTGTTAGTGCACCTTGTGCTTCGTTGGCTAACACACAAACGCCTTGCTCACCTGAACTGGCACCTTCGACCAGATACTTTCTTGTGCCTTTTTGGCGAACAATCCAACCATCTTCTTCGCTTTGGCCTGTGATGAAAACACGGCATTTGACCACAGGATAAGCTGCTGTAGCAACACCGCCGCCGTTGCCTTCACCACCAACTACACCAAGATACTGATCAGTGTTGAATGTGGCTGGGAATACTGGATTAGTTAGCTGATCCCAAGCATTGAAACCAATGTCTTTGGTTGTGGATTTTTTGATTTTTAGTGGACGACCCATTTTTTCTTTTCCTTTAAAAGTTAGGCGTTCTAGGCCTACGCGGTGGGATACCGCATAAAACGCAACCATTGCGTTGTATAGATATATTTATGAAATAAATCCGTATCTAATACACACAGTAAATATCCGTATGGACACAGAACTGTTAATATTGCAAGGCAACACACATAGAGAACAGCATCAACCGGATCAGGCTTTGGCCTGTTATGCACAGGCCTTTGTTAACGATTATACCTCAGCAGGTGCTTTCAACAATTACGGTAATGTGCTTAGAGAAATGGGATTTCCTGATCGTGCACAACCATTTTTAGAACATGCTATCCGTTTAGATCCCAGTAACGAAACTGCACGTTTTAATTTGGCTGTGTGTTATCTGTTACAAGGCAATTATCAACAGGGGTGGACTGCTTACGAAGACCGCTGGCGATTTGAACACTTAAAAGGTACACTGCCGCAATTGCCACAACCTCGTTGGACTGGGCAAGATCTCAAAGACAAGACTATTCTTGTCATCGGCGAACAGGGACTGGGCGATACTATACAGTTTGTGAGATTTATTCTCAATCTCAAAGAGTCTGGTGCTCGCGTTGTATTGGCAGTTGCTGGTGCCATGGTCACACTATTTGGACCTGACACAATTGCGTTCAACGATGCTTTGCCTGAATATGATTACTGGACTCCTATTATGAGCATTCCAGGCATGTTGGGAATCACCTTAGAAAATTTAAACAGTCCGTTGAGTTATATTTCACCCGATGCAACCGGTATAAAGCAATGGCAAAAAAGACTGGGTGTTAAGAAAAAACTTCGAATAGGGTTCAGCTGGGCTGGACGTAGAGATACTTGGATACATCAACACAAGTCAGTTCCGTTCGATCAAATAGTCAAATTGATAAAATCTAATCCGCAGCACGAATGGGTAAATTTACAAATTGACGCCGATCAAGCAGAATCTGCAATTCTAATACAATTGGGTTGTGCAACATATCCAGGTACTATCTCCTGTATGGCAGATTCGGCTGCCTTAATATCGTGCATGGATGTGATTGTCAGTGTGGATACTGCAGTAAGTCACTTGGCAGCAGCGATGGGTCGACCCACTTGGATCATGCTGAATCATTACGGAACAGATTGGCGATGGCTATTAAATCGTGCAGATAGCCCGTGGTATCCTACTGCAAGATTATTTAGGCAATCCACAATTGGCAACTGGGACAGTGTGGTAAACAAGATCGCACTGCACCTAAATCTGTTTAAAATTTAAGCGGCAGTTTGCCACGATTTTGAATAGGTGTAAACCCAGACTGGACGAGTAACAGTGTTGCTTTGAAATTCTTTGTTGCTGTTGGTACTGGCTGCCGACTCTGTGACACGACACTCAAACATATGATCTGAAAAGGTGTCTTGTGCACCACCTGCAACCCCGGCACCTTGAATTACATAAGTAGCCTGCGGGCTTGCATAGTTTAAGAGATAGGGCGACATATCTCGATCACCGAGATCTGTCACAGTGGTTCCTATGTAAGTAATATTAAAACTGTTGTAGCTGTTGCTGTTCTGCTGTCTAACAACAGACCAAGCCCCGGTAACAACAATTCTGCACACAGTAGGTCCGTAAGTTTGGCCAGTATCAGGATCTGTATACGTGGTCAACTCGTTGCCAATCTCTGCAATGGGCCAGTCTACTGCTCTCAAGTGCAAAAGACCGCCGCTCAAGGGATTGGGATGACCCAGGCTGAGTCCAAACGTAGCACCGTCGTTGTAACCGGCTTGACTGTATCGCCATAGACCTGGGTCAACAACAGTTAAACCTGTGTTGGCAGTGAGTTCTGCAGAACCTGAGAAAGGTGTGATAAATGTAGGCATGCTTTATTTATAGCAACAAAAAGCCCCTGGCGGGGCTTTTTTCTTAGCGTGAAAAACGCAGTATATCTGCTCGCAGTTGTGCTATAGGATCTATGGATTCTGCAACAGCACCTGTGGGTCTTTGTGTCACTAACAGTTCAGCTGGGAATATGTCTATGCCGCCTGGACCCATCACTGCTACTCGTCCGTCGGGTCTAACACGACTGACTTCGTATTCAATCCAGTAACCGCGTGTGTTTTTGGCCCAGACTGTTTGTCGTGGTTGAAGTTGCGGTGCAGCTTCTGACATGTCTTCTGCTGCCGACGTCTCACCCACAGGACCTGTCCATCCGCCCGGGCCACCAAAACTGGTATCAGGACCTGATCCTGCGCTCTTTATGGCATACCGCAATTCTGCAAGTGCTTCTTCAGCTGTGTCAAATCCCACAGCATCGTAGCTGCCGTCGTACAGTTTCACATAGTAGGGACCATTACCTGGGCTGGCTTCTGAATCCGTACCAATCTCGCCAATGGGCACTCCGCCTTTCTTGACAACACGTACGGTGGTATCACCCTTGTGTCGCATGACATCCGGACGGGCTTCTGAGACGCCTGTGTATTCATCCTCCCACGGACTGCCTTTCCATGTAGCTGGATCTTGATCGTAGTATGCTGCCTCTTCGGCTTCGCCACTACGCATGTGATATGTGGTCATTAACCATTGCATTTTATCACGCAGCTCATCTGTGTAGTTGACGCCTTCTGCTACACCTGGAGCAGCAGCTACAGCAGCACGGCTTTCTGTCAGCTCTTGACGAGTTGGGCCAGTTGTGGCTTCTGCAAAGTGATTCATCAGCTCTCGCAAGTCAGTTGCGGTGTGATCTGGTCGTAGCACAGGTTTGATTGTCATTGGGGCGGTCCTTGTTCGGTTTGTTTATTTAGCTGTCTTTTGAGTGATCTTCCACTTCACGATGTAACTCTTCAGCAGTCCAACCAGATTCTGTCAAGATGTGTATGGCATTTATAAACAAACTAAACACAGTTGCCGTGTAGTCAAATCCCAGTTCGTTGCCTTCTTTTTCGTATAGCTGTTCTAATGCTTGATCAGCAGCAGCGTTGCATACGTCTAAATCAAAATGGTATACAGTACCATCTGCTAATACTTCTACAATTTCATTGTCTTTCATTTTGTTTCCTTTAAGAATCGACAGTTGGCACCATGCCAACGTACATAAGTGTTTACAGCTATCATTTGATTACAATGTGGACACAGTTTCTTTTCGCGTTTGCTACCACGTACAGCATCTGCTTTCTTTTGTATTGTTTCAGCTGACTGTTTACGACCAGTGGCTTTTTCTCGTTGTTTAGATTTTGCTTCGTCTGTATGCTTTTTATTGTACATACCGTTTCGTTCACCAGCATGGGCTTTGCTCATATTATCAAGCCATTCTTGCGAAAACGGCTTTCTTTTTCTTCCAGTAATTGCTGCTTTTTGATTGGCTTTTTCATGCGGCGGTTGAACTCGTCCTTTGTTGAGATTAGAGATATATCTTGAAAATTCTTCTCTCAGCGTATTATACACCCTGCTGGTAATCTTAGATGCATAACGTGTTTGATACGGGCCTTCTGCTTTCATAATATACATAGCATTGATCATTTTATATCTTGCTTCGCCTGTATACATTTTAGTTAGAAGCCAATGACATACAAAGTGCTCGCGGGCTGTTAAATCTACTAAATTGTCAGCATCATCTGATCCACCAAGACTACGTGGTACTACATGATGACGTTCAGAATAGCCGTCTAATGTTCTGCTACGTGCTCGATCTGTTATATTTTGGTACCAAGTTTGATATTTGTTCATATAAGTATTTATGTTTGTTAGTTCAATATAACACTTTAATAATATAAAGTCAACAAAAAACCTGCCGAAGCAGGTTTTTTGATATTGAAAAACAACTAAATGGATTAGCTGAATGACAAATTGGAAACTGCGATCTCGCCCACGTAGTCGCCGGCGTTGCCGAACGAGCTGGCCGTGTTAGTGAGCTCGATATACCCATAGCGAGTCATAAAGCTCACGACTGGTTCAAATGTTGACGGATCAAGAACAACACCGCTGCTCATTAGAGGAATATATGGGCAATAGAACGCTGCTGCATCAGCTTCGCTCGAACCCTTATAACCAACTAGAACAGGTGTGCTATCACTAGCGTAGCTGTCAACGAACACACGCATTGCACCGTTCAGAGTACCAACAAACTTGGTGTTTGTAGGTGCTTCGAATGTGCCTTCTGTGGTACGTGCAAATGCACTTGTTGTTGCTGACTGAAGAACAGTCAATGAAGCTGGAGAAACAACAGCCCAGTTACCAGCACCGCGACGTGTGCGCTGTGCAATCAGGTTAGCAACACGGTTGATCAGAACAGCTAAAGCAGCGTGTTCGTCACCAACGAATGTGGCAGTACCAGATACAGTAGCTTGGTTGTATGTAAACTCAGTTGTGGCCAAACTGCGTAGGCTCAACAGGATTTCCTGGTCAATTTCAGCTGTAATTTCTTGAGCCAAAGCTGCCATGATTTCGGCTTCTACGTCGATACCATGCATTGCTTGTGCGTCTTGAGCTGCTTCAAAAGTCCAACGAGCCTGTAGCTTACGTGTCTTAGCTTCAACAGCTTGCTTCAGGATCTGTACGCTGATCTGACGACCACCGTTGCCTTCAAGTGTTGCTGTCTGTGCACCGGCATAACCTTGTGCAGCAGTTTGTGTTGTTGCTGCGTTATCAGCACCGCGAGCGCCAGCTGAGTAAGCTGTAGCGATCTTGAATGGTGACAAGGCTTCTTCACCAGCTACAACTGAAGTTGCTGCTGCTGATTGGTCTGTCATTGTCGATGCATAACGTACACGCAGAGTGTGGATCTGACCAACTGGGCCAGTCATTGGCTGAACACCAACCAACTCGTTAGCGATAACAGTTGGCATAACACGTCGGATTACAGGCAGAATTACACGGTTTAGTGTAGCAATGTTGCCCGAAACTGTTGAACCAGCACTTGCGTTTTCTTTCAAGTACTTGCGAGTGTTTTCTAAGATAACACTCATTGTGTTGCGACGGCTGCCTTTCAGACCTTCCATAAGGGCTTCTTTGGTTTCGTCCCAACGGCCTTCTAATAGTGCTTGTGACATTTAAGTCTCCTTTAATTAAAGACCTGCCAGGCGCTTGATGTCGATCACGTTGGAACGGTCTTCTTCTTCTGCGGCCTTGACGGTTTTATCACCAGTTACTTCACGAACACTTTCTGTAACAACCTTGCGGCTCTTGGCAGTGGCGTCATTCAGTACAGCTGGTAGATACTTCTCGAAAGCGCCTTTCAAACGTGTTGTCTGAACGCTTTCTAACAAATTACGCATTACTTCCTGCTTCTCTTCGTTGAGAGGTGCAAGCAATTCTTCCATTTCGGCTTGACGCTGATTGGATTCCTTGATAATACGAATTTCTTTCTCTTTTGATTCAACGAGTTGTTGTGACTTCTCGACGATCTTAGTGGCTTCTTCAAGTTGCTTGTTTTTGTGAGCAACTACTCGGCTCAGTTTGCGGATTTCGGCATTCTCATTCAAGTATGTCGAACCAAACTCTGCTGCGTAGGCTTCAAAAATCTTACGACCAAAATTGTTCTCGCGAGCAACTTTAATGTCTTCGTGCAACTGATTCATTTCTGTCTTTAGATGCTTGGCAACTGACTTACCTAACTTATCAGCACTTTCTTTTACAAAACGTGCTTTCAAAGCTTCGAGTTGACCACGGGCTTCGCGAACTAGACGAACTTTTGTTTCTACAACATCACGTTTGTCTTTTGCAAATTCCATGATTTCTTCAGCCAGCGCACCCACAATAAACTTCTCCAACTTCTGAAGTCCTTCTGAATGCATCTTGCGATCTTTGCGTAATTCGCCAATTTCTTCCGCCAATTTAGAAACCATAAAGTCGTTAAACTTTGTGCTGCTTTCTTTCATCTTGGCTTGGAATCGGACACGATCTTCAGCTAATGCTTGCTTTTCAGCAGCAATGCCTTGAATCTCTTGTGCAAGACCTTCTGTTACCATGCGATCTAGGGCTTCCACCATTACTGTTTTGTCGTGCTCATAGCGTTGTGCAAACTCTTCGCGGAGTTCTGCACGTAACTCTTCACGAGCTTCTGTTAGTTTCGATTCCCAAGCTTCGTTGAGTTCTTGACCAACATCTTCGTTAATTAGTCCGCTATCTAGCAGTGGTTTAATAGCATCAAACATCTATTTCTCCTAGATTTTGAGATCTTTGATAAGGCGTTTTACTTCCTCTTTCAAAAATCTCTGTACTTTGTTGTCTGACCCTAAATCTCTAGCCATTTCTAAAACTCTCTGACCACCTTTCATGTTCATCAAGCCTTCGTAAATTGCTTTGGGATATGCGTTTGGCGCACTGGGTTGGGCAACTACATCAACAGTGACTATTTCAAAGTCACTGACATGTCCGTTCGCTTCGTTAACGTTTCCGCTACCTCGGCTAGAAACTCCTAATTTCACACCGCTTTCCAGCATGGTGCGAACCAAATTGCCCATTGGCGTGGGTAAAATCTTTAACTTTCCAAAACCGTTTGGGCCATCCATCCACATTTCTGTGATCATATGGCTAACGCGGTCAAGGTTTACTTTAAGATCATCCGGGTGATCCACCTCTCCCAATACAGAGTAACCGCTGGTAATTTGTTCGTTCAGTGTTTTGACTGCACGTTCAATTTCATTAACAGGGTACACTCGCTCATTGGCATTCTTAACACCGCCTTGGATGCAAATGCCTTTCATGTAAAGGTTCTTACCTTCTTCGCTGCCTTCCACAATAATGCGGGCAGCGTCGAAAGTAAGATTTTCACGGAGGTAAAGAGCCATTTACCGGGTTACCTTATTGGATCACAGACTTAGTATTAACACCTGTGGCCTGAGCCAAGTGTGGCTTAGTGGCAGGTTTTACGTTTGGCTGTGTTGTGCTGCCCATGTCTTTTGCTGTAGGGGCAGTACGTCCGTGTGCTGTGTCGCCAGTCATTGAAACTGGTTTAGCAACAGCACCTTTTGCGCCGCTGTTGACAGCCACAGTACTTTTCTTATTAACACCGCCTTCTTCTGAAGTAACTGGCTTTGGAGCAGCTTTGAGATCGACGTTTTCGTACATGCCTTCTGTTTCTAACTCGTCGTCGACAACTTCTTCGCTGTCCATGTCGTCACCGACTTCCATGTCCATTTCTGCGTCCATTTCGTCAGCACCGCCGTCGCCCATCAGGCTTTCAAATTCAGCCATGAGTTCGTCCAGCTTGTCTTCGAGATCAACAACACGATCTTCTAATTCTTCTTCGCCGCCTACATCTGAATGATGGTCATCCATGTCCATTTCTACTTCTTCGCCTTCCATTGAAACACCTGATTCTTCAGTTTCGATGTCGTCAATTAGGTCGTCGGCTTGATCGCCGCCCATCATGCCTTCTTCCATGGCTTCTGCGTCGTCTTCAACAGCTTCTTCCATAGTTTCTTCTTCTTCGTCTGCTGCCATCATTTCTTCATAGATGGTACGGCTTTTTTCCACAACGATGTCATGGAACAGCTCGCGTGCTTTTGCTTCGTCATCATTAATGACGTATTCAATTAGTTGTTCAAACTTAT